AAACGTCAAGCGCACTTTCGGCCACTTCCCCTGGGCTCCACTCTGACCCACGGGGAAGCTGGTTCCTAACGCGGGCGCGAGCGGGGAAAAGCACCACCCCGCGTAAGACTCTAATTCTGGGCCGTGGGCCTTGGCCCCTCCCCCTCCGCCCTTCGGCGTTGTCCAACTGTTTTAGGAATTAGATTCAGCCCCTCCTTGTCTTGAATCTTGCCTGTTTCCGGCTGAGCCCGTATACTAGGCACTATTCAACGAGTTGGTTCTCCCACTATGGCAAAGAAAAGATCCGAAAACCTCCGAAGTAAACCCTTGGTTGAATTCACCCCCGAACGCAAGGCCAGATTCCTGGAACTATACCGGTCCGATCCCGAGATCGGCGGACGGAAGGGATTGTGCGCTGAACGGGTAGGGGTAACGATAGGGGTCATCAACAACCACGAGAAGCGGGATTTGGGCTTCCAGTCCGCAGTCACCGAAGCCAAGAATGCTTGGGTCGAGGACGTACTTGTAACAGCGGCTATCCAAAGAGCCACCGAGGGAGTTCAGAAGCTTATTATGGGTGGGAGATTCAAAGATGAAGTGGTTGCGACCGAAAAGGTGTATAGTGATAATCTGCTTCTGGCTCTCCTCCGGGCTAATGACCCATCCTTCAAGGACAAGGGGCCGGGTTCCGGTGGTGCGGGAACGGGTGGCGGGGTAGTGGTCTTGCCGGCTGCCCCGGCCACCCTCGGGGATTGGCAGTCCCAGTTCGGCGGTATGGCCAAGGGGGGATCGAACCGTGACGAGTGAGGTTATTGAACGGTATGAAGAGCCCCGACTGGTGTTCCCGGCACGACCGGGATACCCGATTGAGTGGAAAGAAACTGAGCCCAGGACCTTGCGCCCTTTCTACAAGGATCTGGTTACGGGGGAGAGTGTCGAAGCTGTTTGGGCTCCTCAGTACGGTTCTCAGCTGGCCTTCCTTATGGCAACGTCCATCTTCGAGGTCCTGTTCGAAGCGAATCGGGGGCCAGGGAAGACTGATGCCCTTCTGATGGATTTCTACCAACATGTCGGGAAGGGGTACGGAGCTGAATGGCGGGGCATCCTCTTTCGGCAGACTTACAAGCAGCTGTCGGATGTCATATCCAAGGCCCAAAAGTGGTTCCAGCAGGTCTGCCCGGACGCGGTATTCAATAAGAGCGATTCCACGTACACCTTCCCTGACGGGGAGGTTCTGCTCTTTCGCTACATGATGAGTGAAGACGATTATTGGAATTACCACGGCCACGCCTATCCCTGGATCGGTTGGGAGGAACTCTGTAACTGGTATGACGACAAGTGCTATACGGTTATGATGTCCTGTTGTCGTTCGACCCATCCCCGGGTCCCCCGCTGCTATCGGGCAACCACCAACCCCTACGGTCCAGGCCACAATTGGGTCAAGGCTAGGTTCCGTCTGCCTCAGTCTCAGGGCAGGGTCATTACCGATTCGGTCAAGGACGGTGAGCTTGAACCACCAAGGCTTGCGGTGCACGGGGATCTGGAGGAGAACCATGTGCTACTCTTCGCTGACCCGGACTACATACGCAACATCCGATCTGCTGCCCGCAACCCCTCCGAGCTACGGGCTTGGTTGTATGGTGACTGGGATATTATCGCGGGGGGTATGTTCGATGACATCTGGCGTACCCATACCCACGTGGTGCCCACAGTACCTCCGGAACTCATCCCCCGGGGTTGGTCCCTGGATCGGTCGTTTGACTGGGGCTCCTCTCGGCCGTTCAGCGTCTGCTGGTGGGCCGAGTCGAACGGGGAGCCGTTCGAGTACCAAGGCCGTGTGTATGGTAAGGTGCGCGGAGATCTATACATGATACAGGAGTGGTATGGATGGAACGGAACCCGAAACGAAGGCGTAAGGATGTTGGCCAAAGACGTTGCCCTTGGCATAAGAGACCGAGAAACCGACTGGGAGATCAGATCAAGAGTAAAACCCGGCCCAGCGGACAGCTCCATATTCGATGAGGAGAATGGGGTGTGTATCGAAGCGGATATGCGGGGCAAGGGGGTTAGGTGGGCTCCAGCGGACAAGAGCCCTGGATCCAGGAAACAAGGTTGGGAGATGGTTCGCAGGCAGCTCAAGGGGGCGATTATTCCGCCCCACGGCATCCGCGAGGAACCTGGGCTATTCGTCATGGACTGTTGTCAGCAAGCTATCTTGACCTTACCCTCCCTCCCCCGGGACAACAAGGATCTGGACGACGTAGACACAGAGGCCGAGGATCATACTGGGGATGCCGTGAGGTATCGCGTAAGGAAGAAGCTGCGTGGGGCTAAACAGAGGGACGGAAGATGATCCCAATACTTTCAAAAATAGAGCTGTTTGGGGGTCCTACGGTAACGGCTGTCGGCACCCCGCATATCCCGGTTGCTCAGAACCGTCATCACGCGGAATCGTTAGAAACTTTGTTCTATTTCCAGCCCACCGTATCGGCAGATGGTGATTTGTTGGCTACGTACCCCATCCTGGCCACGGCTAGCCAAGGGGGTAAGTTTTCGGCATCAGGAGTTGGTGGGGAGAACGATGAATGGGTATTGAAAAACGGCACTGACTACTTACTTCGTCTGACTAACAACGACACCAACTCACAACAGATATATACTAACTGTCTCATATACGAACAGCGGTTGGCGCTGTAAAGAGGATTCGATATGGCCATGAAACCAGAAGAGAACCCGGCAACCTGCAGTGCGGAGTACCTTGAAATGGAATCCAAGTGGACCCTGATAAACGACTTGTTGGGGGGCACGGAGTCGATGAGGGCGGCCGGAGAGCGCCACCTGCCCAAGTTCGAGGAGGAGACTGACGAAGGATATGCTGGGCGATTGAATTGCGCGGTACTGGCTAACTTTACTGAGCAGACCCTCACCAAACTGGCATCAAAGCCCTTCGCCGATTCGCTGAAGCTAAACGAAGACATCCCCGCTAAGATTGTTGAGGATCTCATCCCAGACATCGATCTGCAGGGCAATTCGCTGGAGATAGTCGCCAAACAGTGGTTTCGCGATGGACTGGCCAACTCATTTAGTCACTGCTTGGTCGAGTACCCCCGGCTGACTCAACCGGAGGACGGACGGACAAGGACCCTGGCCGATGACGCAGCAGAAGGGGTCCGTCCCTATTGGGTCCTGGTTAGGCCCCAAAATTTGATATTCGCTGAGGCAGCTAACATCAACGGCCGAGAAGTTCTCACGCACATTCGTATCCAGGAAACTTACACCGAACGAGTAGGCTTTGCTCAAGTGGAGCGGGTCCGTATCAAGGTTATTGAGCCTGGGTATGTGTGGATTTGGGTCCCGAAAACTATCAATGGTAAGATCATCGAGGATGAGTGGGTCTTGGAGGATGAATACCCGACCGCGATGGACAAGATCACCTTGGTGACGTTCTACGCTGATCGGAAACGGTTCATGGTAGGTAAGCCCCCACTGGAAGATCTCGCCCACCTCAACGTGGCCCATTGGCAGTCGGCTGCGGACCAGCGCCATATCCTCACTGTGGCGCGTTTCCCCATCCTTGCCTGTTCGGGGGCTTCCGAGGAGGACTCAGACCCGATTATCTTGGGCATAGACAAAGTTCTCTACAACCCGAATCCTAACGGCAAGTTCTATTACGTGGAGCACACAGGGGCAGCTATCGAAGCCGGACGGAAAGACCTCAAAGACCTTGAAGAGCAGATGGCTGGCTACGGAGCTCAGTTCCTGAAAGACAGGCCAGGTAGCGAGACAGCTACAGCCAGAGCCCTGGATACTGCTGAAGCAACCTCGGACCTTGGGTCAATGACCCGGTCTTTCATGGATGCAGTCGCTTTGGCCCTGGACTACACTGCCGAGTGGATGGGCTTGAATGAGGCCGGGGGAACGATTGAGCTGGAAACCGACTATTCCAACAACGAGACGACTCAGCAGGCCCTGGAGTTCATTAAATGGCTCCGGGAGAAGAAAGACATCAGCCGGGAAGCCGTTCTACAGTATGCTATGGCTCACGACTTCCTCCCCGAGGACTTTGACCCGCAAGCGGACTTGGAAACTATCATGGACGAGATCGAAGAGATGATGGGCGCGAGTCTGACCGACCTCAACCCGGATGAGGGGGACCAGCCCAAGGGAGAAGGGGAGGCAGCGGACGAAGGGCAACAATAGCGAGAACCAAGAATGACTGAACTCACTTCAAACGAAGAGTTACACGATGCCGTACTGCGCCATCAGATCGGACTACGCCGGTACACCGCTGGATTAGGACGTGAGGTGGCTGCACTGCTCGAAGAAGCGGATGCGGAGTTGGCGGCCAAGCTCAAGATCCGTCTTGCTCGGTTCCAGGGAAAGAAGCTTGATTTTACCGGTGAGCGGTGGAAGGCGCTGTTGAAGGAGGTGAGATCCGCAAGAGCCGAGGTCTTAGCCGCAACTCAGCAGAAAGTCACCAGAGAGCTGACGGAGCTGGCCAAGGACGAAGCTGCCAGGGAGATAGCTATCCTGGATGCGGCCATCCCCATTGAGATATCGCTCACTGCCGTGTCCGCCCGGGCTCTTTATTCGATCCTATCCTCCCAGCCGTTTCAGGGGGCACTTCTTAAGGATTGGTTCGCTAAGATCAAGAGTGACGACCAGGCCAGATTAGTCAGGGCTATCCAGTTGGGTATGGTCCAGGGAGAACCTATAGACGACATAGTGCGTAGGGTGGTAGGTACTCGGAAGCAAAAATATGCTGACGGGATTCTGGCTACTACCAGGCGCGGGGCTCAGGCGGTAGTACGTACCGCAGTGAACCATATCAGTAACAAGGCCCGGGAAGCTGTCTGGGAAGCCAACCAAGATCTGATCCGCTGTAAGATCTGGTCAGCCACCCTGGACGGTAGGACCACTGCCATATGTCGGGCAAATGACGGCCGGGGGGCTTCGGTAGCGGGAAAAGAACTCCCGGACAAGATCAAGCACGTAAAGCCCAAGGGGTTGGAACCCCCGGCCCACATAGGATGCCGGTCAATATGGGTAGCCTACCTGGACGGGGTGGGGCTAGTTGGTCGCCGCCCAACAGTCACCGATACTAGGACACGTCAGAAACGCGAAGTGGACTTCAGGAAGATAGCCAGGCAGACCGGTCGGCCAATACAAGATGTTCGTGCCGAATGGGCCAAACAGGCAGTTGGTGGGGTTCCGGCTGAGGTGAATTATCAGCAGTTCCTGTCCCGTCAGCCCGTAAGCTTCCAGGATGATGTCTTGGGCGCTACCCGAGGGAAGTTATTCAGGGACGGGGGAGTGAAGCTGGACCAGTTTATCGACCATCGCGGTCAGGAATACACCCTGGCCGAGCTGAGATCAACCCGGCCAGAGGCATTTATCAGGGCAGGGTTATAGGACCCTATCTGAACTTGTGGGTCCAGCCGTTTGTACTCACACAAATCCCGTTGGATAATTCGACAACGCCGTTGAAGCCAGTATCGCGATGGTCTTCCACGGTGTATCCGCACTTGGTCAACCAATTCGCCAGACTTTTGCCGTCCATATCCATCTGAATCCCATCCACCGGCATCCAGTTGCTCTTGTTCTGGAGGGCTTCGTTGATGGCGCGTTCGGTTCCGAGGATCGAGTGCTTGAAGTAGCCCATGGTGTTCTCCGGGTTAGATGAGTTGTTCGGCCTGTTCCAGCAGGGCAGCTTTTCGGTTTAGGCGTTCAGCTTTCTTGCGATAGTCCTCAGCCATCTTACGCATAGCCTTCTTGGGCTCTATTTCTTCATAGAGTTTGAAGCTGATCGTTCCAGTCTCGTGCTCGATCTCAACGTAAACTCCGTAAAAACCCAGGTTCTGAAGTTTTGCTTTCATGATAATCTCCGGTTGGGGCTGGTTAATCTCTCTTGGTTAAATTAAGTATAGCCCCAGTCGAGAAAAAGTAAACCAACTCAATCGTTATTTTCCTACTACAGAGAGTCGGGGAGTTTCTTCGCATACGACGGTCGAGTGTGAGAGGATAGCACCCACTCGGTAGTTACCCAATCCCACACCCACCAATGTTCGCATTGGTTAATGATACTCATATAGTAGAATGACGGACTGCCGCCGAAATTCCCACAGAAGTGGGTAGCCTTCACTGGTACTGTAATACCTACCTTGATAAATATTTTCTTATACATCACGGTTCATCCTGTCCCACACCCAACTGGGTTCCTGTTGGTTGGGAGTACTCACACAGAAGGGGCTTTTGCTCCCGTCCTGATTCAGAACAACCAGTACCCGTTCCAGGGTCTTACAATAGGCGTGGTATGTTTTGGCTTTTTGAACATACGCCGCTCTCAGCTCCTTGTGGCAGGGGCGGGGGTGTTTGCTTGCAATGTGGAAATATCTTCTGACGTCTCGTTTGTACTTCCGGAGGAGGTACTCCACACCCTTCTTATCTGCCAGGCAGGGTGGTAGGTTGAAGAGAGTCTCCTGGTTACGCTCCATAACGAAGAGGAATTTTCCGTTGTCCTGGTCATAGGTTTTGATTCGAATCATAGTTGGTTCTCCGTGCGGTTCTCGTCTAGTCAGTATAGTTTGGTGCCCATAAAAAGTAAACCATCCCCGGGCTATTTGCCTTTTGCTATGTATCGGTTAGAATAATCCCGCGTGATGCTAAGCGCGAGTGATTCGCCACAAAAGAGGATAACCCTATGGAATTTGATTTCACCCCCCAGGATTCCCTGGAAACCGTCCCTGAGCAATTTCGTCCTTTGTATACTCCCGAAGCCGGGGAGGATGGCAAGTTCTCGGTGAACCCTGATTTTGCCGGAGTTGCGACGGCCATCAACGGGTTCAACAAGACCGCCAAGACCCTTCGCCAGCAGCTGAAGGGTGCCGCCGTCGATCTCAGCCCGTTGGCCGAGTATGGCTCCACCCCCGAAGAGATCCAGCAGGGGATCCAAGCCGCTATGCAGACCCTGAAAGAGGGTGCCAAGGGTAAGGGAGAGGAGGTCCAGAAGCAGATCGACTCGATGAAGGAAGCCCTGAAGGCCGCCCACGCGAAGGAGCTGGGCACGAAGGATACCCGGATCGAAGGTCTGCAGAATCAGCTGTATCAGCTCATGGTTCGTAACGAAGCCAACACCGCGATTGCCCGGGAGGAAGGCATCCCCGATCTTCTTATGCCGTTCGTGGAGCAACAGATCAAGGTATCTGAAGCTGATGGTAAGTTCAACGTCAACGTGGTGGATGCGGACGGAGAGATCCGCTATGGAGCCACCGGTGGCCCGATGTCGGTTACTGAATTGGTCCAGGAAATGAAGACCAAGGATATGTACCTGCCGCTGTTCAAATCCCCAGGCCGGTCTGGTGGTGACACGCGCCCAGGGGGCGGGTCTCGCCCCCCTGCCCCTCGCCAACAGGCATTATCGGCCAACGATAAAATTGCCCGAGGACTGAGCAAACGCAAACGGTAACGCAAACTACCAAGATTGCGTCTCGAAGAGCCCCTGAAAAGGGGCTTTTCTTTTATTGGTAATACTGTTATACTTTTCCCACTTGAAGCCAAAATCTCAAGACTCTGGAGAGTGACTCAAAGGGGTTTGTGGGACCGGGTGACCCGACCGGCTGCGAACTTTGTCTCATCAACCAATTAAGGAGTCGAATCATGGCCTCTGTAACTCTTGCCGAATCCGCCAAGCTTGCCCAGGACGATCTGGTTGCTGGCGTTATTGAAAACATCATCACCGTCAACCGCATGTACGAAATGCTGCCCTTTGACGGTATCGACGGCAATGCCCTCGGTTACAATCGTGAAAATGCCCTGGGCGATGTAATCATGGGCGGAGTGGGCACGACCTTCTCCGGTGCCGGCGCTGGTAAAGCGGCCGCCACCTTCACCTATGTCACCTCTTCGCTGACGACCATCATGGGTGACGCGGAGGTCAACGGCCTGATCCAGGCGACTCGTTCCGGTGACGGTAACGACCAGACCGCTGTCCAGATTGCCTCCAAGGCCAAGTCTACCGGTCGCAAGTTCCAGGATCAGATGATCAACGGCACCGGTGCCGGGAACGATATGACTGGCCTGATCCAGCTGTGTGCTTCTGGCCAAAAGGTCGATACCGGGGTGAACGGTTCTGCCCTCACCTTCGAGATCCTCGATGAAATGATGGATCTGGTTGTGGATAAAGATGGCCAGGTGGACTACTTCGCCATGAACGCACGCACCATGCGCTCCTACAACACGCTGTTGCGGTCTCTGGGCGGTGCGTCGATCAATGAAGTGGTGGAGCTGCCCTCCGGTGCTGAAGTCCCGGCCTATCGCAAGGTGCCGATCTTCCGCAACGACTATATCCCGATCAACCAGACCAAGGGCGGGTCCTCGAACACTACCACCATTTTCGCTGGCACCTTCGATGACGGTTCCCGGACCATGGGTATCGCCGGATTGAACGCCACCAAGGAGTTCGGCATCCGAGTGGTGGACGTGGGTGAGAAGGAAGACGCTGACGAACACATCTGGCGTGTGAAGTGGTACGCTGGTCTGGCTCTCTTCAGTGAGAAGGGTCTGTCCAGCGCGGACGGCATTACCAACTAGTCCCCGCAACCGTAGGGGGTTGGGCAGGAGCCTGACCCCCTTGTTTCTGAATACCAAACGGAGTTACTATCATGCCCGCTTACCTTGTTACCTTGAATCAGAATATCGGGGGCCGAACCCTCACCGGTGGTGGTGACGCTATGGCTGTATTCGCGGCTGACGCTACCGCCGCCAAGGAGATTTGCTCAGCCCAGTATGACGGAGACGGTTCTGCTTGGGCCACTGATGCTACCGTCACCGAGCTGGTACAAGACGCCGATTTCAACGGCTGGACCTTTACCGTGGATGTATTCGACGGCCTGGGGGCCGGGGGTAATGAGCCTGGTTCTGTGTCCGTTGTCGGTGATGCTACCGACACCACGGTGGATGAGATTGCGGCCTTGCTGGTTACTGCTCTCAACGCCCTCACCGGTATCGCCAACGCTTCTTACAACGGTACCACCAACACCCTGACCATTGCTGGTGCGGCCGACGGTTTGGGGGATCAATCGGTCCAGGTCCAAATCACCCCGCCCAACGGGAAAAGTCCCGTGGCCAGTCTGGTGGGAACGGTCACCGATGGTGGAGCCTCCGGGGATGCTTTGACCGTGGTTTTGCCGGCGGATGCTGCAGTAATCCCGACCGTGGCGAAGGTCCTCAAGCAGGTCGAATAACCCAAAACAGGAGAATACCATGTCGGTTCCTATAACTCAAACTTTCGTACTGACCGGACCCCTGGCGGGTAAAACCGTCAATCTGGGGTCCCAGCCGTTTCCGTTCAAAGGGGGTGAGTTGACTATCACTGCCACTCCTCAAGACATGGGCCTTTTGTCCAGGTTCCTGGAACGGAATTGGCAGGCGTACCCCGCCGATGATCCCCGTGTAAAGGAGGTGACCAATGGCCAGCGTAATATTCCGGAGACTTCCGGGCAACCAGTATCAGGCGAAGTTCAGTCCAGCGGGGAAGGGGCTCCGGCCAGTGACTCCTCAGAAGTCATCTCAGGAGTCCTCGACACCACGGCCGGGAACCCCGAGGAACTGGCCGAAGGGAACGGACAAACGGAGAGCATAGACCAGAGACTGTTGGAAGCAGTCCGAAAACTGGACCCGGAAAACGACTCACATTGGACCCGTAACGGCAAACCGGCGTTGGACGTGGTGGCCAAGTTTTACGGGTCCTCAAACGTTACTCGGGGACAGGTTGACGAATCTGCTCCTGGTATTGTGAGACCTACCAAGTAACCTTCAGTTAAGAGGAAAACTAACATGCCTACTTTCAGTCATGTCGTTAATATTATCCCCCCAACCACCCGTGAAGACGGGACCCCGCTGCTGCCGGAGGAGATCAGAGAGTTTCAGATTTCTCGTGGCAACGTTTCCGGTTCCTATAATTCCTTTGCTGCTACGGTTCCCGGCGATCAGCGGACTGCTGAAATCCCGCTGGATGACCGCAACGAATGGTATCTGGCGGCCAAGGCTGTCGATCAAGACGGTCGCGTGAGCCAGTTCGGAGGAGAGGTATTCATCCCAAAGGGTCCTGAGCCCCCGAGTGCTCCGGACCTCACCCTGGTCTCATAGGGCCGACGTGGTATTGCCCAGGGGGTATCCCCTGGGCCTTTTTCGGAGAAAGACATGCCCCCCTTCCTTGCCCGATTGTTCCTGTCCTCCCGCACCCTTATCGTAGTCATTTTGGCAGTGGTGGTTGCTCTTATCGCCTGGGCCGCGTATGAGGCAGGCTCCAACGCTACCGAGTCAGTGTACCTAACTAAGA